TCTTTTTCGCCGTGATAACCTTTGTTATTACGACAAGAGGGATCTTCCAAGCGATATGCGGATCTATGCGGCATCCGATCATGCGGTTGGGACCGATAAGACCAGGCATGACGCAACGTGCTGCATCATTGTGGGCGTTGATTCCCAGGAAGACATTTATTTATTGGATGTTTGGTGGGAGAAGCAGCCTGCAGATAAGGTGGTCCGGGCTATGATGAATTTGATGCAGAAGTGGAAGCCGGTGATTTGGTGGGCCGAAAAGGGTCATATATCCAAAGCGATCGGCCCGTTTTTACGCAAAAGGATGCATGAGCAGAAGGTCCACTGTTTGATTGAGGAAGTGACACCGGTTCATAACAAGGTACAACGGGCGCAGTCGATCATTGGTCGCATGGCAATGAAGAAGGTGATTTTCCCGAAGGTATCGCATTGGACCATGAAGGCCACCGATGAGTTGTTGAAGTTTCCAAATGCCCGGCATGACGATTTTGTAGACGCCCTGGCGTGGATCGGCATGGGGTTGGGTCGATTGACCAGGCCGGGAGGATACAAGCCGCCAGAGAACATACCAAAAGAAGGGACGTTTGGATGGATCAAATGGGCATCTAAGCAGCAAGAAAAACAAATGATGTATAACCAAACTGGCGGATTCTAATGGCAGAAGAAGAAATGATGATGGTGGTTGCAACCACAGAGGAAGAAAAACCGGAGCCAACCCAGCGCAGAAAGAACCTGGTCAGCGATTTACAGAGCCGCGTCCAGAACGCCAAGGGTTTTCATGAGAAGGCGTTTCAGTGCATGAAAGAGGACATGGAAGCGGTTTATAACGGTTTTGTGTCGAAGGACTACTCGAATGAGTTTTATGTAGCAAACATTCTGCAGCGTCATGTCCAGCAACGGACAGCTGCACTGTATGCGAAGAATCCCAAGGCGGTTCCTACCCGGCGCGATCGAATGGAGTATACGAGCTGGAACGAGGATCCGAATATGCTGAAGATGGCATATGCTGCATTGCAGATGGAGCAGAAGACCGGCGTCCCGGCAGCAGAGCGTATGCAGCGGATCGTCAATGATTACGAGTCGGTTCAGGCGCGTAGGCGGGAGCTGGATAACATTGCCAAGACGTTGGAGCGTCTATTCGATTACTACATGAACGAGCAGCAACCTTCGTTCAAGGCACAGATGAAAGCCCTGGTGCGGCGTGTCATCACGACCGGCGTGGGTTTTGTGAAGGTTACATTCCAGCGTGATGTAGATCGACAGCCAGAGGTTGCAGCCCGCATTGCAGACGTTCAGGCGCAGCTGGACCATATGCGGCGGATTGCAACCGAGGCGTCAAAGGGAAAGATCAAGGAGGATGATCCTGAAGTTGAAGAGCTGATGTTGTCTTTGCGAAGCTTGGAACAGGAACCAATGGTCACCATAAGGGAGGGGTTGGTTTTCGATTTTCCGGAGCCTGACAGCATCATTGTGGATCCGTTTTGTCAGCAACTTCGGGGATTCGTAGGTGCGCGTTGGATTGCTCATCAGATGTATATGTCGAAGGACGAGGTCTATGAGATTTACAATGTGGACCTGGAGAACAATTTCACCAGCTATGACATGAAGGGAATGAGAACGGATCTCAGCGATCCCTTCAAACGTGGTTATCCTAATTTTGGTTATCAGTCTGGAAGCACTCAGGAGATCAAGGATGGGTTGGTCCTGGTTTGGGAATATTATGATAAGGCTGCAGGACTGCAGTATTGCATTGCTGATGGTTATCCGGATTTTCTGATGGAGCCACAAGCTCCCCAAGTTTCAGTTGAGTCGTTTTGGCCTATATATGCTTTGGTGTTTAACGAGTTGGAGCATAGCGACAAACTTTATCCGCCGAGTGATGTCAGGCTTTTGATGCCGATGCAGCAAGAATATAACAGGGCCAGGCAGGGGTTGCGTGAACATCGAAGGGCGAACCGCCCAAAGTATGCAGCACCAAGCGGGATGCTGGAAGATGAAGACAAGATGAAGCTTCAGACGCATCCTGCAAATGCCTTGATCGAGTTGCAGGCATTAGCCAGCGGGCAGAAGGTCAATGATGTCATTCAGCCGGTGGCGCAGATTGGGATCGATCCGAATCTGTATGAGGTCAAAACGATATTTGACGATGTCCAGCTGGTTGTGGGCAGCCAGGAAGCAACCTACGGAGGGGTTTCCAAGGCAACCGCGACCGAAACAAGCATCGCGGAGCAGAGCAGGATGTCTAGTCTTGGCGCTCAAGTCGATGAGCTGGACTCATTTATGTCAGAAATTGCGAGGGCAGCGGGTCAGGTGATGCTGGCAGAGTTGTCAGTTGACGAGGTGAAGAGGGTTGTTGGCCCTGGTGCAGCCTGGCCTAATATGTCCCGCGATGAGATTATGGAAGAGATTTACCTGGAGATTGAAGCAGGCAGCACCGGCAAACCGAATAGGGCGGCGGAGCTGCGAAACATTGAGCGTATCATTCCATTCTTGATTCAGATTCCTGGCATCGATCCAGGGTTTCTGGCGAAGGAGCTGCTGAAGCGATTGGATGACAAGCTTGATTTCAACCAGGCGATTGTTGAACAGATACCTTCGATTGTTGCAATGAACCAGGCTCAGAACTTAATGGGCGCTGGTAATGCAGACGCACCGCAGTTGCAGGGTGGACAGGGGCAGAACAATGCACCTCGCCCCAGGCAAGTACCGGGAGCCGGTCAAGCTCCGATGGGAGCAGAAGCCGGTTAAATTTTTTTATTTAGTGTGTTGATTTTAAAGATCAGCAAATATACAATTCAAACTAAGGACGCGAAATGGCTCCAGAAGAAGTCATAGAATCAGATTCGTCCGCTGATTCTGAAGTTACACCACAGGACGATGTCTCCCAGGAGGCCGCGCTTTCGTCAAGCGCAGAAGACGATAAACAGCCTGAAACGGAAGAATCTCTTCTGAATGTAGTCCAGAACGCTCTGGATCCACAGGAAGAAGAGGAGCAGGAAGAGCCGGTTCAGGAAGCGGATTCGTCAACCGAGGATGTTGTAGAAACGGACACGGAAGAGCTTGGCGAACTTTCAGAGGAAGATGAAGAAGCCCTGAAAGACTTTAAGAACTTCCCGCCATTAAACAAACATCCACGTTTTAAGCAGCTGATCGATCAGCGGAATCAGTATCGCCAAACAGCGCAGGAATACGACCGCATCAAAGATTTTATGCAGTTGAATTCCATCAGCGCAGAGGACGCGACTGAGGGTTTCCGGATCATGGCTTTGATGAAGAACAACCCGACTGAAGCTTTTAAGGAGCTACGCGGGAAGCTCTCTTCGTTAGCCAGCGCATCTGGGATCGCGCTGAGTAAAGATCTGAAGCAAAAGGTGGATGATGGCTATATTGACGAGGCCTCCGCAAGGGAGCTGAGTCAAACCAGGGCCGAGCTGGCCCGTCAGAAACAGCTGGTAGAGCGTGAAACCCAACAGCGTCAGGAAATGACGCAAAATCAGTTGGTGGAACGCATTACTGAGGATGTTACTGATTGGGAAGCAGAGGTCAGGGAGAAGGATCCGGACTACGACATCATTTCTGATGAAATCGATGACCGCGTTCGGGCAATGGTTGCAGAGCGAGGGCGCCCTTCTAATTCAGAAGAAGCGATACAGTACGCTCAAGAGGCATATAACACAGTATCGGATCGGCACAGGCGCCGTACTCCACAACCTAAAGCGATGAAAGCGGCCAAATCTGGGAAACTGAGTGGATCCCCGGAGGCGAAGCCGCAGTCTTTGCGAGAAGCAATTGAGCTGGCGATAAGTAACGGGTGATGCGCTCCTTTTTTAAGGACGTAAAATGGGTTTTTCTAGCGATGAGCTGACGAATATAGCAAACGCAGCACTTGACTATTATATCGACAAGGGAACTGTTCACGCACAGACCCTTGCTGACAAACCACTGCTTCAAAAGATGGAAGCAGGAGCTGCCACATTTCCTGGCGGCAAAGAGAACGTGTCTTTGGCAGTCAAAGGCGCATATAGCAGCAGCGTAGCTGGTTACACACACGATGATACAGTGACTTATGTTAACCCGGCTAACATTCTGAGGGCGAATTACCCCTGGAAGGAACATCACACTGGCATCAGTGTCACTTTAACAGAGCTAAAAAAGGATGGTATTTCGGTTGTCGATTCAACTGATGGAAGATCAGTTTCCAATCATTCTGGCAGAGAGCAACACGCTCTCGCTAATCTTCTCGAAGATAAGCTCGATGACATGATGGAAGGTTATGCTAGAGGCATGAATGATCTTCTTTATGGAGATGGGACGGCTGACGCAAATGCTTTTGCAGGCATACGTTCATTCATAAAGGATGACCCAACTGCAGGAGATGTTGGTGGTATTGCAGCAACCAACACTTTTTGGAGAGCAAGAGCAGATGTTGCCATCACCACCACAGCTTCAGGTGATGAGCTTGTCCAAAAGCTCCATGAAGAAATGCGTCAGTTGCGCCGCTTTGGTGGACGCCCTGACATTGCAGTCGCAGGAAGTGCTTTTCTTGATCGTCTCGGACAGCAGATCCGCGCCAAGGGTAATTACACCCAAACCGGTTTTACCAGTAATGGTGCAACCGACATCTCAATGGCTGAGATCAGTTATGGCGGGCTGAAGTTCGTCTATGATCCTGCATTGGATGATCTCACTGTTTCCGGTCAAAATCCGGATAAGCGATGCTACATTATCGATTCCAGTAAGTTAAAATTGCATTATATGCAGGGCGAGAAAATGAAGCGTCATTCACCGGCTAGATCACACACACAATATGTGATGTATCGCGCAATTACGACCACTTGTGTCCTTTGCGCCAGCCAGTTGAACTGTCACGGTGTCTACGAGATCGCCTGACAAAAATAGCGGGGCTTCGGCCCCGCCTATAACCTAAAAACAGCTATGGACGTTTTTAAATGTAAAGTTGCCATTGGAGGCAACTTAGGGATGACAGTCTACAAAGATGGTTGCAGTGTCGCAGAGTTAGTAATTTTGCGATATATACATAGCGATGTTGCTATTACGGAAATAGAGAAAACAGGCACAAAACCTGGTGATTCTGCATCTGAAAGGGATCATTTAAATAAAATATACAGAGAAGGGAAAATTGCAGCTGTTTTTGGCCCATACGGTGAACTGCCGATGAAGATTGCAGAAGCCAAAATTCCAGACAGCTATTTTGCTGAACCTCCGCCTAAGAAAACCACAAAGAAGAAAGCCGCCGCCGCAGCTCCCAAGAAAGAGGAACCTGAAGCAGCAGCTGAAT